ATCTAATCTATATCACCTAAGCCTGGGTAGTACCAAAACAGGCATAGGGGTAGCCCAATTTATACCTGAAGCAGTACCAAAACAGGGACACAAACCTAAAAGAGAACCTAAAAAGAACCTACGCTATGAAAAAGGTGATATGGATGCAGTTGAAACCATATTCAACTTACTTCTAGTGTTGAACCCTAAGCACCGTAAACCCAATATGGAGCAGTGGGCCAATGAGGTTAGATTAATGCGTGTTAACGATGGTCATACTCACAGTGAGATCCTAGATTTATTTAGGTTTGCCAATAGCGACAGTTTTTGGAAGTCAAACATCCTAAGCCCTAAAAAACTACGGGAGAAGTGGGATGTATTGACAATCAAAAAAGGTGATACAAATCAACAGCCTGTCGAGATATGGGCATAGTGACAGAACTATCGTTAGGTTCTGTCGGTAAAAATGAGCCATTTAAGGGTATAAAGGTTTTCCCTTATCTGGCTCTTTTCGGACACTTTAATGTGTTATGTGTCCTTAATGCAGGTTTTCATGCCCTTAATGCAAATAGATTTGGTTTTTTAAGGATGATTTATTGGTTTAGCGTTCTTAATGCATACGTTAATGCAAATGGGTAAGAAAACTAATTTGCAATTAAATTACCGATTGAATATTCAACGAAAGTTTAGAAAATTCAACAAAAATGGAGAGAGATATGAACAAGATTGATTTGACAGACAAAGAATTACTCAGCTTTATAGGTAGGCAGGAGTCACAAGAGATAGGCACTTTCGATTCTTATGGAGAAAGGTTGTTGCATCATATGAGCCATGGTCATGGGCTAGTGGGAGACAAATTGCCGTGGTCTAAAACGCACGACTCAGTGAGATTGGGTGAATCACAGCTTTCGATATGGAGTGGTATCAACGGTCATGGCAAGACATTGCTCCTTAGTAATGTTTGCACTCACTTGATGGCAAGGGGTCGAAGGGTGCTCATAGCGTCAATGGAAATGAAGCCAGAAGAGACTTTGCAGTGGATGTGTTCTCAGGCGGCAGGATGTACTCCATCAAAAGAGTTTGCAAAAGGCTGGCTAGATAGAATGAAAGAAGTTGGCCATATTTATGACTGCTTAGATAAAGTTCCGCAGGAACGCATACTCGGTCTAGCGCATTATGCAGGTCAAGAATTAGATATTAATCACCTTGTTATTGACAGCCTGACCATGTGCGGAGTGGGTAGAGAAGACTATGCCCAGCAAGCAGAGTTTGTTAATCAGCTGAGAGCTGCTGCAAAAATAAACAGGATGCATATCCACCTAGTGTGCCATATGAGGAAGGGAGCCGATGAGAACGAAAGAGTTGGCAAGTTCAACATACGAGGTGCTGGTGAAATTACTGACTTAGCTGATAAAGTTTTTGTAGTTCATAGGAACAAGATTAGAGAGCAGGCTCTTATGTATAAAAGTCTCGGAAAGCCACATGACAAAAAGTGTTTAGAAGAACAGCCAGATGTTTACTTGAATCTTGTTAAGAATCGACAAGACGGCACAGAAAAGAATTTTGGGCTATACTTTCATAAAGATTCTATGCAATTTACGTCAATTGAAGGAAAACCAATGCCGTTGGAGCAAAATACAGATGATTATTGAGTATGACTACAGGAAGTAGAGCAGGCAAAACCAAAAATCTAAAATGGCGAGAAAATTTTATAAAAATACACGCTGTTGTGAAGAAACTGTCCCCGCTGTTTGGGTACAACCCAGACACAGAGTTATGGGAGTCGCCAGAAAAGAAAATGATGTTGTCGGTTATAGAATTAGCTTTAATCGACAAACACAATTGGGATCAAGTCATGTCGCGTCAACCAAGTCAAGAAGAACGAGTTTTAATAAACAATGCAGAGCCATACCTAAGAGGTGATTTGTGGCATGCCGAGATTTGTGGCGTGGACTCTGATTATGTCAAAAGAATCATAAAAGAATACGAGCTATGAATGTTTATAAGAAAAAACAGGTGCTATCCATGTATATCAATACTGATCTTGATCCTTACGATATCGCTGATCGGCTACATGTCAAAAGAAGAGAGGTTATCAGGCTACTGGAACAGACGACCAGCTTACCGCCCGATAATAACGAGTTAGCATGCATAAATTGCACCCCAGGCTTTATTGATTATCTAAGGGGCCAAGGCCATGGAGTTTAAGCTTGATAGCAGGAGCCAATTAACTGCTAAATTAGTCAATTGTGAGTGGCCTGAGTCTACAGATGGTTGGATCGTTACGGTAGTACCCGTAAATGGGGCAAAAAGGCCCAAAACTGACGCTCAGAGGAACGCTTTCCATGTCTGGTGCGGATTACTAGCGGAAGAATTAAATGCCGCAGGATTCGATCAAAGGGTGGTTTTTGCCGCAATGCGCGAGGGTGTTGATATTCCATGGGGCAAGATCACTGTCAAAGAAAACTTGTGGAAGCCAATTCAAAAGGCAGTGGTGCAAAAAGCATTCACTGAGGAGTTAGAAATAAACGAACACGATCAGATCTACATGGTTTTGCATAGATGGCTGGTGAACAACGGTTTTCCATGCCCTATGTGGCCTACTGGGGGCGAAAAATGAAAAAAAAGATACATGTTAATCAGCATCACATTAAAGCCAACAGTAAAGGCGATAGTTTGCCTGTTTTGACTGTTAAAACGTACAAGGGTAATAGTAAAGCCAACGAAGCGTGGATTAAATGTGACTGTTGCGGGAATATAGCGGGCATTTTGAAGTACAGTCCAGATAAACCCCTGTCTTGTGGCGCTAAAGTGTGGCTAGAAACTGATGAAAAAGTGTTCTTGCCTGAAATGGATGAGTGGGTATGAGTAAAGTTATCAACCTTAGCGACATAATTGATGCAGAAAAGCTCACAACATACCAATTAATCCTGTTGCAAGCGTTAAAAGACAGTGTAGAGGAGAATATAGACGCTACACAGTTCATAATTATGGGTCTGTCGCACAGTTTTAAGGGTAAAGTGCAGTTAATTTACCAATTTGACAACCAAGACGAAGAAAGTCTAATAATGGCAAAGGGTTATTTAGACGTATTACAATCCCAAGCGACTAGGCAACTGGAGAAACCAGATGATTGATGAAAGCTTGTTGGAATTTTGTACTACAGAAAGGCAAAAACAGCACGTTAAAGCCAAAATTGAGCACAGAACAGCTATGCAAGCGGCAGAAAGTTTAGGCATTACCAAAAGATCCCTTCAAAAGTCACTACAACAAATCAAAATTAATGCAGCGAAGAGAGGCTGGTCGCCACAACACGACATGCACCACTCGGTTCCTGATGGGTTTGTCGCCAAAGGTGTTTCTACGCTCTATGATGACGAGGGTAATGTAAAAGTTCAGTGGGTTAAATCTGCCCTCACTCAGCAAGACAAGTTAGACGCTATGACTAAGGCCATTGAGGAGATGGCTTTAAACAACGCAGGTCTAGCGCCTAAAGTGTCAAAGCCAAGAAAGCGTTTGGCTCAAGACGAGCTTGCCTGCTATCTAATTGGCGATGCACATATGGGAATGTATGCCTGGGGGGATGAAACAGGGAACGATTTTGATTGCGAGATTGCCAGCAGAGACTTGAAGTATGCATTTGATCGCCTTGTGCAGAATGCACCTGATAGCGACACAGCATTGATACTAAATCTAGGTGACTTCTTTCATTTCGATAACCAAGAGCAGACTACTAGAGCATCAGGCCATAGTTTAGATGGTGATACTCGACTGGAGAGAGTGTTCGCCATTGGCATCACTGTTATGAATTACATGGTCAAGCGAGCGCTAGAGAAGCATAAGAAGGTCATCTGTAGGAATGTTCGTGGTAATCACGATGACATTATGTCTATGGCTTTGAAATTTCAGATGGAAGCGTACTGGAAGAATGAGAAGCGAGTGACTATTGAGATGAGTCCAGCTCCCTGCTGGATATACGAGTTTGGCAAGGTTGGCCTTTTGATTACGCATGGACACGCACCTAAGCCCAACAAACTGCCTGAAGTGTTTGCTGGCATGCATCCAGAGCTATGGGGTAGAACCAAACATAGGTACGCATTACATGGTCACTTTCATTCTAAAATGACTCATGATAGTGCTGGTATCAGAGTAGAGGGGTTTTCCAATCTCGCGCCTAATGACGCATGGCACAATGAGCAAGGTTATCTGAGTCCACAAGAGATGACTATGGTTGTGTACCACAAGGAGAGAGGAGAGATTAGGCGCAGTATTGAGCGGCCTGCTTAGTCTAAAGAATCGAAGATGCAATCCAGAAACTGATCATAGATTATCTGTTTTGCGACTTCTGACTCCTGCGTTCGCAGTGAGTATTCTATTTGTTCAATCTGACTTTCGCTTAATGTGATTACTGCTTGGTCAAGCATTGATCTGACGTAGTTAGGTTCACTGTCTATTGTTATAACGCATCTAGTTTGATGGCTCAATTCATGCCATTTGACTGTTTCCATGCCTTCAGTTTAAGTTCGCGCAAAACTTTTTGCCAGTCAAAAAAAAGGGGACTCTATGTCCCCAGTGAATATAATATTAAGTAATTAACTAAGTGTATTGACGATATTATTCCTATAACTATCAGCACACTGGCGTATTTTTTTATGTATCGCAACGCCATTCCTCCATCTCTGCATCAATAGCATCCAAACATGGCCCACAAATATGCTCTCGGCCATCTTTATCTGGATCGCATGGAA